CCGCTTTGATGGCAGCGTTGCCGAAACCTGATAACATAACTTCTTCTTCAAAAGCTCTGTCAGATGTTTCTTTAATGAAGATTTCTTCATGCTCGCTGTCATAACGTTTATATTCAAGTCCAAACAGTGCGTTTAAACCTGGTTCTAGTTCTTTAACTAGTTGTGATCTTGAGATAGCCATAGTTTATTCTCCTGTTATAGTAATTGATGACTCTTAGAAACTCTAACAATGAAATCTTCATTTGTTACAGCTTCCTCGTTACCTATGAATGGTGAAGTATTCACCACAGTCACTTGTCCATCGGCAGCAGCCGCTGAAGTAGCTAAACTAAGGTAAGCACCTGAAATACCATTGTTGGTATTACCTGCAGCATACACTTGGTCAAAGCTAGTTCCAACCGCAGTTGTTCCTAGAGCAGTTCCTGTAGATTTAACGAGATAGAGTTGATTTGGGTCCGTTATTACAAACGCCTGAATTTCACCTTGAGTGATATTCGTTTGTGAGTAAAAATTAACGAACTTTGGTTTTTTAGTTGATGGGTCCGATTCTATCAAGCAACCATTGAATACACCTAATACACTAGACAGGGCTGAAGTATCTACTACGATAACTCCACCTGTTGCATTAAGTTTAACAATGTCTCCTTGGAAAATAGACGAGCTGTAGTTGTCCGCGATCACATATTGATCTTGTCCGCCTGCAGCTGGGTTCCCACCAAGTTTGCCTAGCGGTCTAAAACCGTAAGCAGCTGTTGAGTTTGCCATATTTATTTTCTCCTTAAGTTTATATTTACTTTTTTTGGGTAGGAATTACTAAATAATTAGTTTTTCTTTGAGCCACCAAAAGTTACACGAGTCTGCCTATCTTTGCTGATGGGCATACTTGGATGCTGTTCCTTAAAAGGATCGTTTGCAATAGCTTCTTCTCGGTCTTGAGTTCTTTTTGCAAAGTACTCTTCGCGAGATTTTGCGATCTCTTCAGGTATCCTAGCCAGCAATAGGCCGCCAACTCCAATGACTCCTGCGTATTTTCCGTCTTTGACTGCTGGGTAATTAGAATCCGGATATTCATCCGATCTAACAAATTCCCAACCAGATCTCAATTTGCCTGAAATGTTCTTCGTATCATCGAAGCCAGCACTTTCGGCTCTTATCCATCTATGTCTAAATCCGTCTGGCGCAGGTGGTGCATCCAGAGATGATGGTGGAGTCCAAACTTTAGGTCTATCTGTTTTAGTCCTAGTTTCGCTCGCACGGGAAGTCTTAATTGTATTTTTTTCGTTTACCATATGCCTATACCTCCTTCGTGGTTAAATGTTTCGCATATTCTTCAAGTGGCACACCTAATCTTTTAGCAATTGCTACTTGTGATGGTGTGAGTCTCACAGTTTTTTTGCGTCCTGATTGGCTAGGACGATTAGCCGAAGCTACAGTTTGAGCAGGTTTTGCTCTTTCCGTAGTTGTAGTTGTATCCTTTGTAGCAAATTTGTGGGGAAATTCAAGTCTTATTCTCTTATCAATTTCCTCATAATATTCATCACTTTTTGGATCTATACCTTCTTCTTCTACAAGTTTTTTATGTAGATCAAACGCAGTGTAAGTCATTGCGGAGTCTTGACCAAACCAATTATTTCTAGCTGCCCAATCTTCTGCTTTAGGATCTACTCGTGCAGTTTGTGCAGTTTGTTGTGGTGTGATTGTAACTTCTTTTTGTTTAGCTGCAGAGTCTTCTTGAGCCGCTTTCATACTTCTTAATCTTACAGCTTCCATAGTTAATTCAGCAATTTGTTGCTGTGCATTAACTTGACCATCTACATCTTGATTATCGATTGCTGCTTTAAGAGCTATTTTAGCATTCGCTAAACTAGAAGTAACTCTAGATTCAAATTCAGATACATATCTTTCATCTGTTTTTAATATTCTAGATTCAATTTGATCTTTTTCTCTTTTTACAGATTGAGCATAAGATACTGCTTCTTCTCTTTGTCTTTCAGCTTCTCGCATTTTTTGAGTTAGTTTAGCAATACGTTTTTTAACGCCTTCGCTATACTCCTCTAACTCATCTTTTTTCTCTACAGGTTTTTCAACCTTTGCTTCTACAACAGGTTTTTCTTCCTCTTGTACAACTTCAATCTTCTCTTCCTTTTTCTCTTCTGCAACGGCTTTCGTCTGCTCGTTGTTGTCCAATGTAACTTCAGCGCCTTCTTCCTCGCCTACGTCTATCATTGGTTCTTTTTTCTTATCTTCCATTGGCATAGTGCCTCCTATGTTTAAATATGATGAAGAACATCTTCAGGATTTTTAATAGTCCCAAGTACTTCGTCATCGTTTAGTAGTCGCACTTCTCCACCTTCAATTGGTAATCTTGAACCCGCATAGCGAGCAAAAATTACCCAATCTCCTTTTTTACACCATGGACCTGTTGGGTATCTTTCTTTATCGTGATACGCTAATGGTCCAATTTTTAAAACATAACCACAGTTTGTAGCTATTCTTAATTTGTCTAATGATTCTTGTGCAATAATAATTCCACCTTTTGTTTTATCTTTAGGTGTAAATGGTAATACTAATAATCTCCAACCTGTTGGGTTTGGTAAACTATCAACTAAAGATTCAGATATATTTTCTGCTCTTATAGTTTTATCTTCAATTTTTTTATTTTCTTCTTGATATTTTTCTTCTAAACCTAGAACTGTTTTAGGTATTTCAGTCGAGTTTGATAACGTTTCCTTGCTCATTTTCCTTAAGCTCCTTTTTGTTTAGCAGGTTAGAGATTTCCTGTAATAAAAATTCGTATGTACGAATTTGTCCAAGTATATACTTGTAATCGGCCATATTGTCAACCCCACCAGAAGTGACCATTGTGGTCAAATTAGTTAGTTGAGTTTTCATGTATTTTTGTAATTTACTTGCTACGTCTACATCTTCCATCTTCTTCTCCTTTTGTTAGTTATATTAACAATTCCACTTACGTAGAGATTTATTAATTCTTGAATTTGGGTCTCTTGCAGTTTTTGCAGAGGTTAATCTTTTCTTCATCCCGCTCATGCGCGCGCAGAAAGATTTTCTTCTATTAGCTGCTTTTGATCCTTTTTTTAATTTACTTGGTTTAGTAGTTACTGCCATAGATAATTTAGAACCAGGATTCGCGGCTCTATAAGATGCAATACCTTTTCTATTTAATCCACCCGCTGGATTTTTACCTTCTTTACGTTGCCATGCAGGAGTTCTACCACCTGATGCCATCATAACTCGACCGTGTCCTCTTAATGCAATATCAGCCATTATTTTTTCTTCCTTTTCTTACCAGCAGCTACGCAATTAGGAACTAATCTATTTCCTTTTTTCTTCATACCTTTTTGTTCGTAACCTTTCCAACAAGTTCCTCTTGGCATTATACTAATCCTCCGCTACTCATTTTTTTACGTTTTGAAAATGTTGCAACATTTGTAGGTTTAGGTCCTGTATTACCAGCGGCTCTTTTTCTTGCAACTGCAGAACGTCTTTGACCTTCTGACATTGCTCTAGCTTTTGCTAGTGGTACACATTTTGGATAACCTTTTCTTTTTTCACCTTTAGATCTTCCGCATGGAGCAAAAGAACCATCTTTACGTTTAGAACCAATGTCTACCCATTTCTCTTGAACCCATTTACGTAAGCTCATATTAATATTTTTTTGTAACTTTTCTTCTGTTTTCTAATACACCACCACAACCTTTAGCGATGCCACCTTGTTTGTAATTAGATACCATTTTTCTCTCTTGAGAAATACTTCCACCACCCATTTTCTTTTTACGTCCACCTGGAACTATTTTACCTGAACAAACTGCGCTAGCATACATGTTCGCGTACGCGCTCGGGTACACTTTAAATTTTGCTTTTGCAGCGGCTTTTCCTCTTGGGCAAAGTTTAGCCATTACTTCCAACCTTTTTTAGCAAGTTTAGGTATACCTTTAATAAGACCACCATTTTTATATTCTGGAGTAACTTCAAATTCTAAACCTTCATCAAGTCTTCTCATTTCTTTTGATGGAAATTTAATTTTTTCTTTACCTATTTTTTCAATTTCTTTTTCTGTTTCTTTAACTGTTCCGTAAATAGATGTTTTTCCTTCTTTAGCTCTTTTTAAATTCTCTTCCATTATTTCTTCACGTTCTTCTTGATACTTTCTTGCTTGGCCAACGTTTTTCGATATATTACCTTTTGATTTACTTACGCCTTTGGATTTAACTTTAGGACTTACGCTTTTAATAACGCCAATACCTTTTAAAATAGTACCTGCCATTATCTTTTGCCTTTCATCATTTTGCCTTTTTTCTTCATTGACATATCTTTAGTTATCATATCAGCTTTTTTAATCATGCCACCTTTTTTCTTAATGACACCTCTACCTTTTAAAACATCTTTAAAAGTTACTTTACCATCACCAGTTAAATCTGGAAATTTACCTTTAGCCATTCCGCCTTTTTTAAGTTCTTGTCTTGGTCTTATTTTATAATCGTTTCTCATGTTATATCCTTATCCGTTTTCTTGTTCTTTGTTTGATACCGGTTTATTTGCCATAGTGCGTGCCACCGATTCTGCACTTCGTCCCACAACGTAACCTCCCAGACCAATTTGTAAAAGTGTCCATACGTCTCCTGGAAGAGTTATAGTTATAGAAGCTTTAAAAAAAAATAATATAACAGGTCCTAGTACATAATTCCATATTAATATAAATATTAATACATACATTAAAAGAGGTCTCCAGCTAGATGCAAACCATCCAGCTTTGGCTTCAGCTTCAATAATTTTTGCTGCAGCTTGTAATTCTTGTGTATTAGATTGTAGTAATTGTGTTTGTAAATCTGCTTTTAACTTTGCTTGTAAATCTTTATCAGGAACTGATTTTTCAATAGTTGAAAAAAGAATTTTTGCGAGAGGTGCAACAGCTCCTAACATTTGAATCATGGTTTAGTACCAAGTTGCCGTTCTTTTTTTTTCTGGAAGAATGCTTCCTTGGCCTTGAACTTCTTGAGTTTGAGATTCAGAGTTGCTAGACATC